ATAAACCAGATCATCTTGCAGTAGTTGGTATGCCTTTAGAACTAACAAAAGGATTTTCAGCAAATGCCATGTAGATATAGTTGTTACCACTACCATTAAAATTCAAATCATTTCCTCTTACTTTAAAACCATTAGATAATAAATCAAAGTCTGTGTTAGCCGCTTCTGCATCACTTAAATTTGAAAATAATCTTGTAGATGTACTACCAGATTTGTTAAAAGAGTCTGATTTATTATTATGTATTTGCCAACTTCTTGCAGTATCAGTACATTTAATTATAACAAAAGCTGGTTTAAATCCTGTATATACAAACGTGCCATCAAAACTTCCATTTCCAGTAAACGAACTAAACTTGCTATATCCTTTTACTTCAGCGAAGCAGTAGGCAATTAATGTATCACTAGTAGCATGATGATTTTGATAAGTAGAAAAAGTAGTACTAGAAGTTGCTGTAACTAAATTAGCAGCAGCAGTTACTGCGGTAGAATCTAATCTTAAATAATTTCCAAAACCTATACTTGTGTGCCATACTCCCCATGTTTGAGCAACATTTCTAGTTTTTACTATAATCATTTTTGGTGCAACACCTAAACCATGCCCAACAGTAAATGGAGAACCTGATGCTGGATTTGTATAACTTACAATACTAAATCCACTTGTTGTATTAGCTGATACTGTGCTTGTTATAGTTCCTGAAGTGTTTGATACTGTTGTGTTTGCACCAAGCCAATTCCAAGATACATAGGTATTTCCATTGGTGTTAATTCCAGTATCTGTTCCAATATTATAACCATCAGAAGTCCAAGAAGTAATAGCTGTTGTTACACCAGTTGCTTCTGCATTGGTTAAATTTGGATATAATTCAGAACCAGTTCCTCTAACACTATCTTGTTCTCTATGATTTCCTGATGTGTTTCTTACTTTAGTCCAAGTCCAATCTGGTTGAAATCCAACTCCTGTAATAGATTGAGTTGCACCAGTTCCTGTATAAAGTTTAGTATTAAAATAACTAGAACCTTTATTGATCGTTGTATATGCCATTATGCGTACTCCGCTAAGTTTTTAGTACATAACGCATAATACCCACTTGGTACAGCGTATTCAAAGTTTCCATAACCATTAGCATCTGCATTTCCTGAAGCTATTGTGAATGGTGGGTTGCCAAAATTAAAAGTTAATTTATCTGTGTTTCCAACTGTAGAATAAGGAATATAAAAAGTACCATCATCTAAAGCACCTGATATTGTAATAGTTCCTTGTGTTGATCCATTTTTATAAAATGTTACTGTTCCACCACTTATATCTAATGCAACTCCAATTATATCTCCATCAGTCCAAGTAGCACCATAAGCACTTCCTGAATTATCTATATATTTGTTCCCATCAGAATTTCTATAAACTATACTTGCTTGAAATTGATTTTGTGGAGATTTGTCAGGATTTCCCCAACCAACTTTTCCAGCTCTATCACCAAGAGTTCCTGATATACATTTAACTTCATAATACCATTTACCAGAACCAACAGCTATAGTTCCTAAAGATGCTGTATTAGAACCAGTTGTAGATAGAACAGTTAAATTACCATCAGTTATTGTTGGTATGTTAGCTGTATCAACTGCAACAGAATTTATAGTACAAAAATTATTAGTAGGAGTATCAGTAGTCTGGTCAATAGAAGTTAGATTATTTACTGTAAAGTCATTACCATTTCCTGAAGTATCATCTCCTAGTGCTGAACTGTCTTTAAATTCTAAATAGAATCCATTAGTTCCAAACGAACCTGTATATGCTTTTGGTTTCCATATTCCTGTTGCTGTATCTGTTTCACCGAATGATGATGGTGTTAATGCTTGACCATCTATAAAATTAAATTCTGACATATAACAACCAACAAAAGTAAGACCAAGTGTATTATCAACATAATCATGTATAGAAATTTTGTTTCCTGTATTATCATTTAATGCAGGGATAGATGAATGTGTATTTCCAGTAATTCCATTGATATATCCAGTACCAGTTCCTGAATTAACACTCCAAACAACATGATACCAAGCTGATGGGTCTCTTAAAGCACCATTATATAAATTTAAAAATCCTGATGGACGATCAAAAAAATAAATTTTTCTATCTGCATCAAATAAATATATACCATTACCACCAGCACTACTACCTATACTCCATAAATATGGAGTACTACTATAAGTTACTTCAGATAATTTTAACCAAAAAGAAACGGTGTAAGATGTTGAAGAAGAAGGTGTTACAGTTCTTGTTAAACTATCTCCAGAATTAAATCTTAATGAATTATCTACCTCATAACCACCAGCAGTTAATTGATTAGCACCTAAGATTAGTGGCATTATTAATCCCTATTTGTTTTTGGGAACTCAGCGAGTTGTCTTGTATAGATTGGAGATTGTTCTGTGCCAGTATTTACATATTGATACAATGCCTTCAGTTGTTCCACAGTAGTACAAGCATTTATTTGTGTTTCTTGTTGATTGCTTACTATTCTTACTTCAGTTCTAAAATCTTGTATCTCTTGTGGTATCGCAGTTCCAGTATCAGCTTTTCTAGTTACATACCAATCAGTTGATTGTAATAGTCCAGCAGTTTGTTGTTTAGATATAGAAATCTTTTGTGATTTTAAACCTTTAATAACTACTTGTTTTCCATCTTGTAATACTGGCTCATTATCTTCATCAGTAGCATTAACATCTTCTAATTGTTTAGGAGTTGCAGTTCCAAAGTATGAGATTACTTTATTGTTTTCAAATTTAAATTGCTCATTAGTATTAATGTAATAACCTTCATCTTTTTTATTTGAATGGTCGTATGTTACTTCATAGATTCCGATTGCATTTTTTTCTTCATTAGACCAAAGAGAAAATATTTGTGCTGAATACTTATTACCATTCAACTCAAATGATTTTGGAGTGTTAAAAAATTTTACTATTTCTTTATTCTGAACTAGTGCGTACATTATGATATTGATAAGTTAAGGTTTCTACCCATTTCGTGCCATACAGTTCCATTATATCTAAATACAAATAAATCAGCTTTAGATACTGTTGTTGTAAGTGTTGGTGCAGTATCGGCAGTAAATTCATAAACACTATTCCAAGTTAATGTTCTTGAACCAGTAGCATCTTGAATTACAGCAATAGAAATAAATTGTCCAGTAGCACCATTTGTAGGTGCAGATATAGTTCTGTTTCCACCTAAAGTTAATTTACAAACTGGTGCTGTTGATACATCCCACGTTACAGTAGCACCATCTGTAAGTGTTACTTCTGGGAAATATGCACCATCATTAAGTTTAATTAATCCAGTACCTTTTGTTGTAAGACTTAATCCTATATTTGTATCTCCACCAGTTGCAGATAAATCTGGTGAGTTTCCAGTAGCTGTGTTTGTAATTGATATTTCATTTACTGCTGATGCTGTCTTAACAAATTTAAGATATTCATTTCCTGAATCATCTGCGATTGATTTAGCAGTTGGTAGTCTGATGTCTTGTGTAGAATTAATTGAAGAATCTGTAAGTGTTAAAACTGTTCCAGTTGCAGTAGTTGATAGACCAGTAATTGATACTGTTGAATCTAACCAATTAACTGTGTTACCTACATGGTCAATAGTTGCTAAAGAAATGTCATCAGCACCATCATAATATTTTAAAGTAGGTGCAGTTGCAGTTGTTGTATCTAACCAAAGTTGTCCAGCGACAGCACCAGTTGGTCTTGATGTTCCTGAGTTTAATGTTTGTATTGCTGAAAGTGCATTGTTCAAATCTGTTCTAAAAGCTGGGAAGCCCTGATTCGCTATGTTATAATCGTGTTGTGCCATAATTCTATCTAATATCCTTTAGCTAAATAGTCAAAGGTTTTACTTACTCCAGTTCCACTACTATTTTTGAAAGCTAAGTCAAAACCATTTATAGTTTTGTTACTTAATAAAAAGAAATCGCCAGTAGCTAAACCTTGTGCAGTAATTCCAACAGCATAACTAGCAGAATAAAATGGATTTGTAAATACAACATTATAGGTACTAATTCCACTTACTAAATCATTTCCACTAAATATTCTATCTGGCATATCAATACTTACTGATAAAGCACTAATGACTGGAGTAGATGATAAATCAAATGATGTTAAAACAAGTCGGAACTTATAAAATCTACTTGTATAGTCCCCAACGACAAAGTTCCTAAATGAAGTGTATGTGATATTGTCATTAGATAAAGCAATCTCTAAATGAGCATTACAATTTGCAGGAGTGTCTCCATCAAAGTTAGATTGTGCATCATCAAAATCTCCAGTTTCAGAATCAAATAAATCATCTAAGTTATCTGAAGTTTGTGTAATAGAAGCAGTTACTCTTGAAGTATAAACTCCACCTATATCAATAGGACTTGAAAACAAATAAAATCCTTGTGCAAATAAATCAGAAGTTGTAACACCAGAATCAAAAAATGTTGTTGCAGAATCAAAATTACCTAATGCAGAATCAAAAAGTTCTGATGAATCTAATCTTAAAGTATTATCAACAATAGTTAAATTACTGTCTAATCCATCATCAAAATCTCCAGTTTTATCGTCAAAATCTCCTTCACCATTATCAAACGCATCTAATCCTATAAATGTAGGTGATTCAGTTTGTGTAGCGACAGCATTATAGTTTCCTATCGCAGAAACATTAGTTGCGATAATAGCTTCATTAGAAGATAAGTTGCCATTTTTATCTACTGCTTTAATTAAATAAGAACCTACTCTTGCAGGAACTGTAACTGAAGTAGCTGGTCTTGCAACCTTTTCAACTAAAGAAACTGAGTTACCCCAAGAAGCACCACTTGTTAATGTAGAGTATCTAATTTGATAGTAAGCTAAATCTAAATCTGGTATTTGCGTCCAAGATAAATGTGCATCTCCACCAATTATATTACAAGCAAAATCTTCAACATCTGCTGGTGGTGCTATTCCACCAATGATAGTTCTTGTTGCAGATGTATAAGTTGATGACACTCCTAAAGTATTAAATGCTCTAACTCTTACGTTATATGTTTGTCCATCTATTACGTTTAAGATTCTTTGAGTTAAACCAGAACCTTGTCCAGCAATAATGTAATCTGTTTCTGTGCTTAATTTGTATTCTACTTGGTAGTAATCTACAAAACTATCTGGTGATGCACCTATTGTTACATCTAAAGCTGTAATAACAACTCCGTCTGAATATTGAATTAATTGATCTCCTAATGTAACTGAAGCTGGTGCAGATACACTATTAGGATTTGGTAAAGTTGTGTCAGCTATTGTAGGTGCTTCTGCCTTTTCTGACCAAGTATAAAAGTTATCTTGATGTTCAATAAGTTTTAATGAAACTGTAGAATCTGAATTAATAGTCAATCCATAAACTCTAAATAATTTAGAACTAAATCCACCAGTTGTGTAAGTAAGATCAACTAAGTCTCCAATAGTTAGATTAAGTGCTTCTGAAGTACACATAACTTCTACTGCTAAAGCATTTCTTGATCTTTTTAAAACAATCTCGCAAAGTTCTTCTGCTTGATAAGGATTTGTAATACCTTGAAAACTAAAATTGCCTTCTAAATTAGTTCCATTGTCTTGTGCAAGTAATGTTGCGTATTGATCTTCAGCAGGTAAACCAGAATCATCTGCTGGTGGAAATGATACTGTATCTTCTTGCCACTCTTTATCAGGATTAACAAATGTACCTATAACTCGGTTATATTTAGTATTTTTTTTCTCACCAAATATTTTAATACCACCAATAATGTTATCAGAAGTTAAGCTTAGTTGTGATGAACCTGTATTCTCAATAATCAAGAAATACTTACCTTGTGTATAGGTAAATATTGCTCTCATTGGATTTAACAATTCTCTTACATTGTCTATTAGTTTTTGTTCAGTATCTAAAACTATGTTTGTTTCAAATAAATTAATATCTGTTCCACCTGAATAAGGAGTTACATTTGTGTCGCATAAATCTGCTGAAGTTTTAAATGAATCATAATTAGTTTCAAATGAAGAATTTGGTAAAGCTTTTCCGTATCTAGTATTTCTTAAATAGTCTAAAAGACATAAAGAAGAGTTAGCAGAATAAGTCCAAGTAGAAGCTGTATCTTGTCTATGAGAACCAGAACCACCTTTAGTAGAATCTAGTCTTGGGTCATAAACCTTTTTACCTTTAAGAACTACTTTAACTTCTGGTAATGAATTAAATGCGTCTTGATTCCATTTGAATTTTAAAGCAAGATAAGCAACACCAGATAGTTTATGATTAGAACCCCAATTAGTAGATTCATCTAATAAACTTGATACTGGTTGATTGTCTAATCCGTAAAATGATTGAACTGATATTAAGCTTTCGCCATTTTTATAATAATTAGTATCTGTACTGTTTACTGTTCTTACTGTTTGATCTGTTAATGCACCAGACCAAGTTACTAGTTTATCATTAACATAAATCTCATCTATTGATTCAATTCCATTACCACCACCTTCGCAAAGAACTCCTGCCATGTAAAGATATGTATTATCTGTTCCTGAACTCTCTACAAATACTCTTGCTATACCAACTTTTCTTTTACCATATACAACTGGAATAGCTGTATTGTTAGAAGCTTTGTTTACTAATATACCTTGTGCAGTTTCTTGTTGCTGAACATTTCTTTTTGGTGGTTCAGGTTTTAATACCCAAGATATAGCTGTTGTAACAACTAATTGAACGACTGCTGATGTGATTGGATCAAAACCCATTAAACGTGAAACTCCCTTTTAAACTTCATAGATCTTCTGTAGATAGTTGAGTCATCAGCTA